GTAATCGGCAAATCAGACTTACTGATTATATCACGGCAGTAATGATTTAGTTCTAGATGACCTGGGCCATCAAAAACCGTCTCACATACTTTAAGTATGCCGCGATTACTTATTCTGCCATCATCAAAAGTAAGATATTTAAAATATTCTTTGATGTATTGTAGTTGTTCATCATTTAGTAAATCAATTTCGTGGATCATTCTACAATATTATACTGATCGTAATTAAATTCGGCAAAGTCTTCAAGACGTAGTTCCTTGATAAGATTGTAAACAGATTTCTTGATGTCAACAACCTTCTCTCTATAAACCGTGCTGGTATTGAGAATGTTAATCAATCTCGAATCAACGAAATCAGTCGAAGCTTCTGTATCATATCCAACCCACTGGTCATCAGTAGATAGATATTCTACTTCTCCGTTTGGATATGCTTCTTTGTATTTCTTAGGGTCAATAGGCCACTTGTGATCATACAAATACTTAAGAAACTCTAAATTATTTTCGAATTCTTGTGGTTTCTTTACAGTTTCTGATCTCATAGTTGCACGCCACTTAATCCACATATCCTTTTCACCTGGATATGAATCTTCTACATCAGGTAATACTCTCCAATCAGAAGCAGCGAGCATCATCTGCTTTTCTCTGAACTTTTTCAACCATCTCTGGTCAAAGAAAATAACTTCTTGATCAATCTTATCAATAACACCTTGATACTCAACTGACTTATATTCTCTTAAAGCAGAAACAAAGTCAATTACTTTATTTTTTAGTGATTCTACCTGATCTTTAGATGCGCCACTAAAATTATATGTTGACCAATAGTTACTTTTTGATTCAAAATCATATCTTACCCTTTTTCTTTGGCAATAATATGTTCCATCATTATACACAACAAAATATTCTAGGCGATCATTTTCATTGTGCCAGAATGGATCTACTTGTTCAGTCAAAAACCTTTCAGAAATTTCATCTGGTATATTGACTCTACTTGCTGGAACTTTTTGCCCAGCTTCATAGGTTGCTCCACCAGTTTGAACCAAGATTTTATTTAAAAAATCCGCTTCTACAATAGGTGTTCTGAAAATTGGTTGGTATGGCATGATTTATTTTCCCGTTTTGATGTACCATCCTGTTAATATGTATTTATCAGTGGTAAGAACTGTATTTCCTTTGTGAACGTGAGTCATTCCAGCAGGCCAAATAACCACTGTTCCTTTTTTTGGTTTTAATCTTCTTCTTTGATACAAAAATTCCGTTTCTCCTTCTCCATCTGGAATATCATTCAAATAAATCATCCATGTCAATTCTCTCTGAGCATGTGATGCAGCAGAATTTTCATAATGCCATAAATGATATCCACCTCCAGGAGAGGTTTTTTGCATTTTGACATCTGTAGAAATCATGCTTACTTTTCTAAGTTGATCATATTCAACAATGTAGTGCAGCACACATGATGTTAAAAATTGATGAACTTTATATGCTAATTCCTGTTGATGATAATTAAGAAGCATTGATATATCTTTTCTGTTCAAAGATCCTTGATAAACATCCTCTCCATTCACAAAAGACTCGTAATCATAATCTCCCTGTGCTTTCACAACACTAGAATTAGCTGCATATGTATCTTCAAAATATTCAATAAGTTCATCGCAAAATGAACCTGGAACGAAACTATCCCAAATTCCAATAAAATCATCAAAAGAAGATTTAGTAAATGCGTTATTACGCATCAATTCAAGTGGTCTATATGGTTGTATTGTCATGAATAATCAATATGCTTTTATTATATATTTGACTTTGTGGAACGGTGCTAGGATTGGAACAGTTCTATTTGGTGATAGTGCAACCTCGGGAACTGGATTCTTAATTGTAGCATTCATTGTAAATGTTCCCTCATTTACTCCCAAACCTGTTCCAGATGCATTGAATGAAATACTTAATGTATTTGCTGCATCACCCAATCCATTTTTAGTTCCAGCACCAGATGAATTATCGTATGAATAATCTGTCAATGGGTTGGTAATTGGAGAAGTTGTAATATAATGTGAGTGAGTAGATGTAGAACCACCATAATCATCAATTCTATATGTGGAAACATTAGTATCAATAACACCAGCAACTTCCCTGTTTCCACTATTATTAATAGTGATAAGTTTTGATGTATCCAATCCACTCAAGTTACTTGGCCATAAGTTCTCGTAACTAACCGTAGTATTTCCTTCAGTAGTCAACTGATCAGTTAATTCGGTCATAGAACTTCCTGCTAATTGAAGTTCACTTGCCATTTCTGGAAATCTATTTGTTAAGAATTGCGCCCAAACACCTGGAGCATTTGTTGCTTCAGATTCATCAGGGAATTCGCCTGCATAATTATTTCCAGTATCAATAGGACCAGCTGCAGTAGCAAACAAAGCTCTCGTTCCCCAAGGAATTAAAGGATCTCCTCTTTCACCATCAACTTGAGCTGCAAGCATAATATGTGAGTGTGGAGGAGCATTAGTTGGAACTAAAGAAACTGGTCCCACCTGAGCACTAATTGTTCCAGTTGTAGTAAATGAAACCTCAGAAGTAACTAAATTAACACCCGTTGTTCTGACAGTTCCCAGTGTAAAGAATGGGCTCTCTGTTCCAGTAGTAGCAGAGTTACTAGAAGCTTCGACTTGTTCATATGGAAGAGGTCCAGCAACACCAACAGTATCAACAAACCAGAATCCACCAGTAGATCCAACACTGAAAACACTACCACCATCTACAGGAAGGAAAGCAGAAGATCCTCTGTTTCCATCAACCAATCCAGTTCCACACATTCTCCTATTTCTATAATCAGGAACATTAAATGTTCCACTATATGATTTATTGACACTATCATAAGAACCATTACCACCATAAGTATTACCAATAACTTCCCACAGTAATGGATAATCAGCTGCGTTGTATGATGATCCATCACACTCTATAAATCCAGGGAATCTTGAAGTCAGTGATCCATCTAAATTACCATATCCACTCGGTCCTTCTTTCAATGCTGGTAAAATAGTTCCGATAGAATATCCATCATATTTTGTTCTTTGAACTGATGTTATATCACCATTACCATTTCTAATAATTTTTTCGTTCTTTTTGCTATACCACGATCCAACATAACTTGGTGGTGGTGGAGCAACTGCATAATTAGTAACAGACCACGTAAATGGATTATTTGATGTTCCTGTTCCAACAGTAACTGTTGTAGAAACAGTTCCACTCAACTGCGTCGATGAATATAGAATCAAATAGAAGCTACTATTAACTAGAGGATCAAAAGTTCTCGGACCAACTACAGCAGTATCATAATCGATAGAGATTAATGCATTATTAGTAGCACTGATTGTAATAGGTCTATTAATTCCTGTTATCGTAATAACAGAACTAGAAATATAAGTGCTGGGAACTTGATTTGTTTTATTTGTTGGTGGTGTAAATGAGGCATCTGTATCAGGGCCACTATTTGTTTGAACTCTCCATGTAGGAATAGTGGTTCCTCCAACTTGTATATTTACATCTACTGTCGAACTAAAGGTTGCAGATGATCTAGCATACAAAGTAATTACATCACCATTAGAAACACTAGCAGGAAATACTCCTATAGATCCATTATTAATTTTTACCTTTACTTCTGAGGATGTAGTAGAAACTAATTCAACTGGAACAACTATATTGGTTCCCAGACCAGTAATACCACCAACAGGTCTAGAAGCAGATGCAATCAGAGCATCTTCAATAGCATCAGTAACATCTGGAAATACAAAGCTAGTTGGAGTTGTAGATAAACTTTGACCTGTTGAAACTACCCAATCAGATCCCGTAGAAGTATCTCCAATCCCAAGAACCATAGTCTTAGGAGTAAATTCTGTATTTGCACTAATTACTCTCAACTGTAGATACTGACCATTAGTTATGGTTCCAGAAGTTGAGAATGTTGCACCAGATAAAACATCAAATCCATCAGAATTTGTTGTAGTTGTATTGGTGTCTGATATTGCAAATTCTGCACCATTATCAATTTGAACTATTCCAGGTCTCAACAAACCTTGAATTCGCAGAACATTACTATAAATTGTTTTGTTAAGTGGTTGAGCTGTTAAATCGGTAAAATTAGGAAATGGTATTGGT